ATCAGCTTAAAAAACTCAGCGTCGTTGGGGGACTGTCCCTCCATCGGCTGCGATACAAACACCAGCGAGTATAATACTGTAGCTACAATAAATGTTAGCGTCAGCGACAGTACGATGCCGACAATGAACCGCAGCAGTTCCTCTGGTGACCATTCGCTAGTCGGTTTCATCTTCTTCGCCCGTATTTATCAACCACTCGGTGCAGTAGCCCATAGCGACGCACTTGGGCTTCTTGCAGATTTCCTGCTGCCAGTTCGCAGGATCTTGGCAATCGTAGCGGTAGCGGTCCTGACAGCCCAACAAAAACAGCGATGCCGCTAAAAGTGACAGCGCCTTCATGTCAGTTCATCTTAAAAGCGATTGCTGACAGTAGCCCGATTATTCCAGCGGCACTGCCGATCATGAGCGCCTCAATGCGCTTGATGCGCAATATGGTTTCCCGCCAGCGCTCAGCGCAGACGGCCTCGTGCGTGGTCAGGCGCAGGTTTACGTCGTCGCTCATTTCAGGTTCCGCAGCTTGTATATGGTGGTCAGATACACTTCCGTGACACCGTCGACCAGGTTGGCCACTGCGCGGTTGCCCTTGCAGATGTCCTCGTGATGCTCTTCGATCCATGCTGCGTCGGCCTCTAGGAGCTTCAGCACGTCAGGCTCAGTCACCTTCGGGGCGGGTATGTTGCCGATGAGGCTGAACGCGCCTTGGTAGGCCTCCACGAGCTTGTCGATTGCGTCGATGATGTTGTCGTAGAACTTGCCCAGAGCTTTGTGCTCCGAGTAGCTCTCCGTGCGCCAGTGCTCGAAGTGGGCTACGTTGCGTGCGTAGAACACGCGGCTGATGAGTTGTTCGATCATTGGCGTTCATCCTCAGTGCTTCGTACCGGTCTCCGTCGCCGCATAAACGCCAGAAAAGCAGTACGCTCCAAAATGTCCAAGCTCACACCAAGGCGCGGCCCAGATTGCGCCGCCGTGTTTACTGTATTCGTGGCAGAAATGATAGTCCTCAGATAGCAATTTGCCATCCTCGACCTGCACCCTGAAGAAATCGTGGACTTCATCCTCTGGAGCGATGCTTGCGCCGCCATTCGTGTACGTCTGCGTGTGCGGTGCCAGGCCCTCAAACACGTCACGCCGGATGAGCATGAAGCCCGTTCCGATATGCTCGACTTGGAACGGCTCGTCTGGGCTAACCATGTCGTGACCGGGCAGCGTGTTGAGGTTGAAGATGCCAGTAAGCGCGGCGAGGTTCGGGTGGTTAAGCACCGCCCCCTGCCGCACGCGGTCCCAGTTGATACCCTTCATAGGCACCGGACCGCCGATGATACCCTTGTCCGCCTTAATCATCAGCGCGACATCGTTGGCACGGAAGCGCTGGTCCGCGTCGATGAAGAGCAGGTGAGTGGCATCGGGGATGCGCAGAAAGTGATGCGCAATCGTGTTACGCCCGCGCTGGATCAGGCTCTCGTTGCCGAGGAAGATGCACGTCAGCTTGATGTCGTACTGCATACACGCCTCCTTGAGAGCCAAAAGGCTCTGCGTGTATTCAGTGCACATCATCCCACCGTAGCAGGGTGTGCCTATGACGAGGTGCATCAGACCGCGCTCTCGTCTGTAAGCTGCTTGATGTTAGTCAAGCTGGTCACATCGAAGAGACTGAAGCCACGATACTGTGCGAACTTCTCAGGATCGTCGGCCCACTTGTCGGCGCACGCTTCAAGCCACTGCACGGTCATCTCATGCGTCGGAGCCTTGCCTTCGCTGATAAGCTGGTTCTCAAGGTTGAGGTAGGCAAAGACCTCCGCCTGCGCCTGAGCCGCGTTGATGCCCAGATCAAACAGGTATATCATGTTGCCCTCGTCGATCACGCCACTGCGGCTGCGGGCGGCATTGAGCGCCTGCTTCATGCAGGTCATGATATGATAGCGGCACTCTTCGCGCTCGTAATCCTCTTCGGTGATCTCGTCCTTGCCAATCTTCTCTAGCAGTTGCTTGTGCTGGTTGGCGAAGAAATTCATCTTGCGAAGCGCGCCGTTGACGTGGTTCTGCGTGCCATCGAATTGGCTCTTGATCTCAAGTATCTCGATCTCCAGCATCTCGATGTCGAGTTCGCCTGTGGCTTCAGTCAACTCAACTTCCTTGCGCTTTAGCTCAACCTGCTTCTTACGCATGCTGATGTAGGCTTCCTGCAAGGCGGCGCGCGTGCGGTCGATCTCGGCCAGCGTGTGCTTAATGCTGCGGATCGGCGTGATGGCCGTCACGTCCAGAGCCACCTGCATGAATTGGCTGTGGCTCTTGTGGAAGTTGCTGGTGTCCCGAACGATGGCTGGCATCCGCTCTTGGATGTTGGTCAGCATCGTTGCGTATTCGGGCCTCGTTGCAGGCAAAGCCGTTGTCATATTAGAAAGTACGATGTCGTTCATTACAGTGCTCCTTGTGTTGAACGGTTGGGTTATAGACCCCCGTGGGCATTAGAGCAACCGCCCTGCTGGTCATAAGCAGAAGACAGATCACCAAAATCGGTTGCATTACCAGTTGAGGCAATTGTAACGTAATCAATCGTGTTAACGCTTGCTCCAGACGTATTTTGACCACCGGCAAAAACGGCTGTTGTGGACGATGAAGCCGCTGCCAATTGCGCCCGTGCTACCGTAAGATCACCAAAGTCAGTTGCATTGCCGGTAGAGGCAATCGTGATGTAATCGATAATATTGCTATTAGCGGGATAGCCACTGCCGGCACTGGTTCGACCACCCGCAAATAGGCCGCGCGTTGCCGATGAGCAACTAGAGAGCATTAAACGGGCCGCGGAAAGGTTGCCAAAACTGGTGGCGTTTCCGGTTGTCGCAATTGTTACGTACCCAATGCTTACATATGCATTAGAGCCATCATACCCACCGGCATAAGTAGCGCGCGTTGTAGAGGCGCAGGCTGCTAAATAGGCATTTACAACGGTTGTATCACCAAAATCTGTCGCATTGCCTGTGGTGGCGATGGTTACGTAGTCAATGACGTTCATGAAGCCGGGGCCGGTAGACGCGTTATATCCAGCAAACGACAAGCCGCGCGTGTCATTAGAAGCCCCGCCGAGAGCGTACCGCCCGTTTGCAGTGAGGGTTCCAAACGTCGTTGCGTTACCGAGGGACGCAATAGTTACGTAGTCGATGACGTTTTTGAAACTGTTCCCATATTCGCCGCCGGAAAACACACCACGGGTGGAAGACGCAAATCCGGTTAAAGAGTAGCGGGCCGTAGTTAGTTGGCCGAAGAAATAGGCATTCCCAGTCGTGGTGATGTTCACATACTGGATGCCCGCCTGAGTGTCACCCCCCGGTGCCGCCGTCCCGCCACCAAACAGAGCCATCGCGCTGCTGGTCGGCGTGGGTTGCACGGCTTCGGCTGCGCCGGAGCAGGCGGCGAGGGCGTTATTAGCGCTAGTTAAATCCCCGAAATCAAGGGCGTTGCCTGTCGAGGCAATCGTTACATACTGAATTACGTTTGTGAGAGCAAAACCTGCGGTATAGCCACCGCCAAACAAACCGCGCGTGGGGGAGGCGCACCCCGCGAGAGAGGTTGTTACAGAAAGAAGGTTGCCAAAACTGGTTGCCGTTCCAGTGCTTGCTATGGTGTAATAATCCATGACGGCAGATATAGCGGATGCCGTGTAGCCACCACCCATTACTGCGCGCGTTTCAGAGGCAAAGCCAGCAAGGTCCTGCCGCGCAACGGTTAGGTTACCGAAGCTAGTTGCGTTGCCGGTGGAGGCAATGGTAACGTAATCAGTCGATATGTTCCTACCACTACCGGGACTGCCGCCAGCGATAAGCCCCCGCGTAGACGACGCGCCAGTGCCGGGGTTTTCACCCCTCGCTACAGTCAGATCACCGAAGTCGGTTGCGTTACCTGCTGATGCAATAGTTACGTATTGGATGATGTTGACGTAATTGCCCCCAGCGATGACGCCACGAATGTTGTTTGAGAAACCCGCAACGCCAAGGTTTTGGTTGCTGGTGGTAATCAGGTCGCCAAAGTCCGTTGCCGCGCCACCAGATGAGATGGAGATAAAATCAATAATGTTTCCCTGTTCTCCGCCCGCCCAGACTGCGCGGGTGCTAGACGCAAATGATGCAAAGCGATAAGCAGTATTAGTAAGATTACCGAAACTAGCGGCGTTGCTGGTCGTGCTGATGTTGACCGACTGTATGCTGGACGAGGCTGGTGAATTACCGCCGCCAAACATCCCAAGCGGCGCGAGGTTTCCCGGTATCGGCCACAGGCCCTGCTTCGTCCAGTAGCTGGCCTCGGCAAGCGACCACACACCAGAAGCCGCGCCGTCCTGGAACGGGCCAGCGGGCGTTACTGGAGTTTTGCGAATAAGGTTACCGGGCCAGTTTGACACGTTATAGTCCTCCGTGGGCGGCTGAACACGCGCCCATGCCGCGCTGCCCAGCAACTAAAGAGCCAAAAGATGCGGCGTTGCCAGTGGTTGCGATGGTGACATATTGCATCGTGGTCTCACTGGCGTAGCCACCTGCAAAGAGGCCGATGGTCTGGGAAGATGTGCCGGTCACGTTATAAAGCGCCGCAGTCATGTCACCAAAATCAACAGCGTTGCCGGTAGAGGCAAGCGTGATGTAGTCGATGACGTTAACAGTACCGCCATTCCTGCCACCAGCCCATAGTCCTCGTGTATTAGATGAGCACGCACTGGTATAATCACGCGCAACGGTTAGATCGCCGAAGTCCGTTGCGTTGCCGGTGGTCGCTAGTGTAATAAAATCAATCACGTTTGTTGCGCCCAAGTCAGCTCCACCCCCGAACACTCCTCGTGTCGTTGAGGAGCAGGCAGACAAACTAAAGCAACTTGCGTGAAGGTCGCCAAAATCAGTAGCATTGCCGGTTGAAGCAATGGTTACATAATCAATAACATTGTAAAACGTTGCAACCCCCGGATTATACCCTCCACCCCAAACGCCGCGAGTGCTGTTTGAGCACGCCGAAAGGTAGGCTCTGGCCAAGGTAAGGCTTCCGAAGTTGGCAGACGTCCCACTGGAGGCGATTGTCACGTAATCTAAAGCTGCCTGAGTGTTGCTGGAGGCGTCTAGACCACCGCCCCATATGCCACGCGTTGAACTGGAACAGGCAGCCAACTGCTCTTTGCGATTTTGCAAATCACCAAAAAGCGCAGGCGTTCCTGACGTTGCGATTAGGACGTAATATATGTTGGAAGTAGGGCTGTTAGAGCCTCCTCCGAACAGAGCGATAGGAGGTGGCGCAGGCCAATTCCCAGCCGCGACGGCCTGAAGCTGCTGCGTGAGGTTCCAGACACCGCTGTAACTAGGCATTATAGACCTCCGTGGACGTTGGAGCAGGCACCTGCGCCAAAGCGAGGTATAACAAGATCACCGAAATCAATAGCGTTACCAGTCGATGCAATCGTCACGTAATCTAATATGTTAGTAGCATTTGATCCGTTATAACCTCCTCCGAAGAGGCCGATTGTGGACGACGCACACGCAGCGGGTTGCTGGCGGCCTACGGTCAAGTTGCCAAAAGACGTTGCATTGCCAGTCGTTGCGATTGTTACGTAGGTGATCGCGCTAGTGTTAACTGTTGTGAAACCACCGCCAAACAAGGCGCGCGTGCTGGAGGCGCATGACGCCGGAATGGTAGTACCTACGGTTAAATCTCCGAAATCAGTAGCATTTCCGGTTGAGGCAATAGTGATGTAATCAATCGTGTTGTCGTTTCCACTGGACGATGTGCCGCCTCCAAAAACGCCGCGCGTGCTAGAAGATGAGGCTCCCGGACCGTTTCTAGTTAAAGTAAGGTCGCCAAAGTCAACGGCATTCCCAATCGATGCGGTAGTTACATAGTCAATGGTGTTAACACTTACGGTGCCAGTAAAGCCACCGCCGAAAACTGAACGGGTTGCATTAGAGCAGCCGCCCGCTATATATCTGGTCTGACTAAGAGCACCGAAACTGGTCGCATTACCAGCAGAAGCGATTGTTACGTAGTCAATGACGCTGGTAACGCCGCTTGAAGTCTCAGCCCCAGCAAAAAGTCCTCTGGAAGAAGAAGATGCCCCCGCGGTGCCGTTACGGGCAGACGTTAAGTTCCCAAAACTGGTTGCGTTGCCTGAAGTTGACATGTTTACTTGGTCAATTGATGAGGTTCGCGTGAATGAAGCGTCATACCCGCCCGCAAACAAAGCGCGCTGCAAAGGTGCAGGCGTCACGCTACCGCTCGGCCCACCCGCAGGTGACGGCCCATAGCTATTCAGCGCCCAGACATTGAAGGTGTAGCTGGTGCCGTTGGTCAGGCCGGAGAACGCCAAGGGTGAAGCGGACGCAGTCGCGGCAACATCGCCCGGAGTGCTCCGCCCGGTATAGCCAGTGATCGCAGAACCACCCACATTTGTCGGCGCGGTGAAGCTCACCGTCGCGGACGTGTCGCCTTCCGCAGCTGTGACCGCAGTAGGTGCGTTCGGGGCTTGCAGCGGGTTAAAGCCTACGCCGAGTATGCCGCCTTGATAGCGCTTTGACATCCGCTTTTATCCCGCAAGTTCTTGGTATGTCACCGTCATTGTAATCGCGTTCGCCGTGCCAGCCGTCGCGCCGAGTGACGTGTTGGCGGCCAGTACAACTGGCGTCGTCGCGTCGGAGACAATCAGCGAGGCGTCGGCCGGCACTGAGATCGTCGATGCCATCGGGAAGGCCGTGCCGCCCAGAGCGGCTGCGCTGTAGCGCGACACGCTAATGTCAGCGGCGTTCGTGCCGTCCACGTTGGCTGCCACGATGGCAATGACCTTAAACACGCGGCCAGACGACGCAGCGTTCGACAGCAGCGAGGTTGCGCTCGTCGAGCTTAAGGCGACGTTGACGGTGAACTCACCGATCAGATTGTTGGGGGCTACATAGGCCATCAGTTACCTCACGAAATCTCAAGAATGGACATGACGGCATCCACAGAGGTCGCCGCAGAGGACTTAACCCGAAGGCTGTCGCCAGTGATCAGAACGACCTTCTCATCGCCGCCAATCGGGATAAAGGCGTTGCCCACGCCAACACCAGCGCCCTTGACCAGGTAGGCGTCGTTCGTGCCATCGTAGACAGTTACGTCAACCGTGATCGGGGAAGTGGTCGTGTTGCAGACCGACAGGCCAATGACCGTCGTCTGCACGCCGCCACCGACAGTGTAACTGCCGACGGCTGTCAGGGATGCGCCGATGTTACGGCTTACTTTTCTCGTGAATGTATTGGCCATGTCAGCTTCCTATCACATTAAGACATGAGTTCATAGCTGACGCTAAACGTCAGCTTGCTTGCGGTCCCCGACGTGATCGAGATGGAGGTGCCCTCCTCAAGATAAATCGCCGTCGTCTTGTCCGTCACAATCAGCGAGGCGTCGGCCGGAACCGAGATCGTTGAGGCGATCGGGTAGGCCGTGCCGCCCGATGGGGCAGACCCCTGAGCCACGCCACCGTTGGTGTAGATCGACACGGTGCAATCAACCGCGTTGGTCCCGTCGACGTTGGCGACAACGATCTGGTTGATCTTGAGAACCGTGTTCGATGACGCCGCGTTCTGAAGCAAGACAACAGCAGTCGTGCCAGTAGGCGTAAAGTACGTCGTCTTGCCCGTGATCGTTGTCAGGGATGCAATATTTGGCGCTGCCATCGTCTAACTCCTTAAAGCCCAAAGACCAACGCCAGTGCGGTAGCGCGTGCTTGCGATACCCCCGACGCGGCTGGTGCCTGTGAAACCCATGTCGTTCCGTTGCTTACTAATACATTACCTACGGTGCTTGGTGCAACCGTTTGAAGCGCGCTTGTCCCGTTGCCGAGAAGAACAGCGTTTGCAGAGAGCGTTGCTGCCCCCGTACCACCATTGCCTACCGGCAGCGTGCCAGTTACGCCAGTGGTCAACGGCAAGCCTGTTGCGCTGGTGAGCGTGCCAGAGGACGGCGTGCCAAGTGCGCCGCCATTGACGACAACAGCGCCGGCAGAGCCTACGTTGGTGCCCAGCGCCGTTGCGACGTTTGTGCCCAAGCCGCTGACGCCTGTCGAGATCGGCAGGCCACTGGCGTTGGTCAGCGTGGCCGCAGAGGGTGTGCCGAGGTTCGGCGTCGTAAAGACAGGCGATGTTGCCAGAGCCACGACTGTGCCGCTGCCGGTTGTCGAGTAGCTTGTGCCCCATGCAGTGCCGGTGCTGTTCGGAATGCCCGCACCTGGGTAGACCATGCTCGACGCGCCAGGCGACCACGAGGCCGTTGTGCCATTGGAGGTCAGCACGTAGCCGTTAGCACCGATACCAAGACGGCCTGCCGTGCTCGATCCAGTTCCAAGGATGAGATCGCCAGTAGTCGTGATTGGCGACAGCGCGTTGAACGCAGCCGAAGCGGTTGTCTGGCCGGTGCCGCCCGATGCGATCGGCAACGTGCCGGTCGTCAGGGCTGATGTGGATGTCGCGTAGACAGCGCCGCCAGACGTGAAGCTGGTGAGGCCCGTGCCGCCGTTTGTGGTGACGACAGGGCTGATCAGGCTGAACTGAGTGCCGCCGGTAAGCTGGAGGCCGTTGCCTGCCGTGTAGAGCGTGCTGTCAGAGACCTGCACGAAGGTGAGCGCCGTCACCCCGAAGGTGATGGTTCCGACGGTATTAAGCACATAGGTTTCGCCAGCGCCCGTGTCGCCGCTTGTGACGAAGAACGCATCGCCCTGGCCGAGGCCATTCGGGCTTTTTGAAGCGTAAGTGTCGGCGTCGGTCGTGCGTGTCAGCACCCAATTCGTGCTGCCGCTGCCGACCGTCGTAACCTCGTAGATGCCGTTCTCGAAGGCGTTGGTCTGGTTGTAGATTAGGATGCGGTCGCTAACCGAAGCTGTCGGGCCGTCAGGTGCAAATGCAGCTTGCGTCCCAGCATTGGTCAGTGTGGCGCCAACACCGACGCCCGCACCGCCCGGCTGGTTGTACGTCGCAGTCAGGTTGCCCGTCGTGTTTGGAACCTCGTACTTAACCGCCGTGTGATACGTGATGCCAGAGGACACCTGCGTGTCGACGTAGCTCTTGTTCGCAATTTCGGTAGCGGTTGTCGGCGTCGTGCTAATCGTACCCGTCGTCAGCGCAACAGACGTGAGCGTCGGCGTCATGCTGTAGCTCGGATTACCCCCAGCGTTAACCAGCACGCCCGTGCCCGAGCCCAAGAACGTCGTCGCGCCTGCGCCTGTCTGGTACGGAATAGAGCCAGCCGCGCCACCGCCGATGTTAGTAGCAGTGGTTGCGGTTGTCGCCGTTGTCGCTGTACCGACAGTTACGCCAGCCGGATCGCTCCACTGAGGTGCCGAGCCGGTCGAGGTCAAGAGGCGAGTAGACGCGCCAATGGCCAGCTTCGACAGGGCTGTGCCCGTCGCGTAATACAGCAGGTCGCCAGCCGTGTAGCTGCTCAGGCCCGTGCCGCCGTTCGATGTAATCAGCGTGCCAGCCAGCGTCAGCGTGCCGGCTGACGTAATCGGCCCACCAGTGAACGACATGCCAGTCGTGCCGCCGCTCGCGTTGATTGAGGTTACGGTGCCAGCGCCGGTGACGCTGATCCACTCAAGGTCAGTCGCGCCTGCATTGATAGCCAGCACCTTGCCCGCGTTGCCCGTGTAGCTTGGCAGGAGGTTGATGCGGGCCGCCGTGACCGTTGTGGCGTTTGTGCCGCCGCTGCTAATAGCCAGTGTGCCAGACAACACATAGTCGCTGCCAGATAGGCCAAAGCTAAGGCCAGTGGTGCCAGCAGTGACGTCGCGCCAAACCGGAGTGCCGCCGCCGGTTGAGAAGAAGACCTGGTTGTTGCTGCCTGCCGGCCCCATATTTACATTTGAGCCATCGCTATAAAGGATGGCACCGGCAACAGGGCTTAGACTGCTGCCGGTGCCGCCACGGGCCAAGGGGAGCACTCCTGAGGTTTCCGTGGTGTCTGAAAGGTCAACAGCCGGGTGAACGTGGTCGTCACGCGCAGCAACCGAACTTGTACCGGCAGAGGGTGTGCCGCCCGACTGAGGAAGGGCAGCGGAAAGAGAAAGCGAAATCGTGCGATCAGCAGCGAGTGTACCGCCACCAGTCAAGCCAGCGCCAGCGGTGATTGAGCGCGATGTGGGGACGTAACCAGACAGGCTGATCGCCGTCGAGGTGGCGACCGTTACGCGGCCCTTGTCGTCGACCGTGAGGACCGGGATCTCAGAAGCCGAGCCGTACGTACCAGAAGTGACACCGCTAGTAGCAAGCTGACTATAACCAACCCCACCAGCAGCAATAGATATGACGCGGTCAGTAGTAAGATCGCCGCCGCCAGTGAGACCACCGCCGCCAGTAATCGTGCGGCTTGAGGGCACAGCGCCGACAGACGCGATATTACCGAAGCGGACCTTGTAGGTGACGCCGTTGAGGACATAAGGCAGGTATCCGTCTTGGCTCAGCCCATCGTACTCGGTGAGCTGCGAAATGCGTGTCGGAACCAGATTTGAGGGAACTGATGTCATTTACGGCTCCAGATATTCTTCAAAGTCCTCGCTGACGAGGAAGTAGCTGTCGTCTTCGGTCGGCAGACCCAACGGATCTGTGCCGATCGGCGTGTCGGGACGCGCAAACAAAAGCGCGATCTTCTCCGGCTGCCGGGCCGGCAAGCGGTACGGATCATACTCGTCGCGGTCTTCGAGGCACACCTTGAGGCCCGGATAGTTCGGGTCGCTGTACAAGTCGTCCAGGCTAAACTTACGGCTGCATCGGCCACAAATGCCGATTGCCAGTGTCGAGCGCCCAAGAGTGTTGAGATATATGCCCATACTACCTCGTGTACATCGCAATGTTTGGCGCGATCGTCATCGGGCTGTTGTCGCGCTCTTCGGCCTGCGCCGTGTAAAGCGCCTGCTGCGCCTTGGCATCGAGCATGCCAATCATACCAACCTCGACCTCAACGATCTCCATAGCCATCTTAGCGGCCAGCATTGAGACAATCGCCTCATACCAGCGCTGCGGAACCTCGAGCTCCTGCGTCATGGTACCAACGTCCATGATGTAGCGCTGGATCCAAATCACGAGCTGGGAATAGTCTGCGCCGCTGTTCGGGACAGGCCACAGATGCATGACAGGGTTAGGAATGACGCGATCGTACCAGTATTGCAGGGAGCGATTGCTCTGGAAATACTTGTTCGGCAGGTTAGTGTAGTCGTCGCGGTTCATGCGCGCCAACGGGATCTCGGTCGGCGTGTTGCCGGTATAGATCTCTTCGAAGGTGAGCGTTCCGGTTGTTGCCCGCACGCGGAAGTAGGGCGCAGCAATAGAGCTTTCGAGGTCGAACCAAGTCCACTCCCCGCTTATAGCAACTGGGTTCTCAGTCTGGATCGTCTCCCAGACGATGTTGTCAGGCGAGCGCTCAAGCGCGATCGGCACTGATGCGGCCAGCCATTTAATCCCTACGGTAGTCACGAACGTGTCGCCACCAAACGCAATGGTGTGCGTGGTCGATGTGGTCGTGTTTGTGCCAGAGACGGTCTGAAGCTGGCGGAAATTGCTGTTCAGGATGTCAACGACCTTAGTGTCGAGCACCACATCGCCAACGCCGTCATAAAGCGGGAGGATTTGCTTCTCGATGCACCACAGTGGGGCGCCCATGTTAGCCAGGTCGGAGAGCAGCAGATAGAGCTGGTCGTTCGCAATATCGACGTATTCAGCCGTTATGCTTTCGGCAGGCAGCTTGCACCGACGGATGGCGTTTTCGATCACCTTCCGCGTGTTGAATACTGTTTGTGATACCGTGTTGCTGTAGGCCATCAATCCTGCTCGCTGGGTTCAGTCAGCAGCCTACTAGCTCGAGTAGACATTTCTGGCCTCGGGGTTATACAAGAAGAGGAGGCCGACGGCAAGTCAACCTCCTCAATTCCCCATATTAACACTTACCGCCTTTAGGCATGGCCGAAAGGCCGCCCTTGTTGCGGCGGATCATTGGGCGGTCGCTGTGTGCCGGAACGCCACCACCTTCTTTTCTGGGCAGGGGGCGCACCATCATCCGCGCCCGCTCTAAGTCGCTCATGCCTTTTGCAGTCTTATCGCGAAGCGCCTTGATTTCAGCTTTGGTAGCAGACGCCCCGAGCGCGCGCCGAGCAAGAGCTTCGCGCTCTGCGTTCGTGGCTTGAGCGCCAAGAGTTTTGCGCAGAAGAGCTTCAAGGCCGAGATCCGCATCTGTCGCGCGGCGGCCAGAGGCGTCGGTTGGGCGTGTGGACACGCCTTCGACTGCGCGGCCAGCCATGCGGCGATCTTCTGCCGCAATCTCTGCCATCGTTGCGCGCTTGCCCTTCTCGTTAAATACGCCGCCGCCAAAGCCCTTTTTCATAGGCTTTTTCGCGCCAGCCTTGCGAGCTTCGCTCATGGCAATCGCCACAGCCTGTTTCGGGTTCTTGACTTCTGGGCCTTTCTTCGAGCCGCTGTGCAGTTTGCCTGACGCAAACTCGCCCATGACTTTGGCCATCTTCTGCTCGCCCTTGACGCTGCCACCCTTGGCGTACTTAGCCACCAGAGCGGGCTTGTTCATTGGGCCTTCCCCGCCTGGCATGTCGGCGCGGCTGACAGTCATGCCGCCGCTGGCAAACTTGCGACCCGAGGTGGTGTCGTAGCTGGTCTTCGTGGTGTTCTTAAATCCGTCCATGTTACTTACCTTTCTTGCGGGCCGCAGCCATATTATCAATTAAATTCGGGTAGGGTCGGCCAGCCGCCTTGGCGCGTGCCTTAGCAGATTTCTTGCGCTTTACCGACAAGTCCTTGGGCTCGCCGAGATCCTTGGGTCGCTTCTTGTCCCAGACAGGTTTTACAGCCAAGCCGCCCGTTTTGAAACGTGTTGAGATTTTAACGCCATACCCCTTCGGTGCAGCGGTGCCAGTTAAAGTGCCCAAAGTAGACCGAGGTTGGCTGATAGCAGTAGGCATTATCTGGGGGCCCATAGAACGAGCCGGTGCGCGCATAGGAACGGGCACAATGCTACCACCGCCGTCAGAGCCGCCCCCGCCAAATCCACCACCAAGGGGGCCTCCGCTAAAGTCGCCACCGACAAAGGCATTCTCGCGCATCATACGATCTAACATAGCGGCATCCGCTGCGCGACGCCCGCTTACAACGATTTCTTCCGAGGGCATACTACTTACCTTTCTCCGCGCTTACGGCACGCTTGGTTCAACAGTCCCATTTGCGCCTCGCTTTATTGAGCCTGCTCTCAGGGTCCCGCGCGGCATTAGGAAACATTTTCGCCTGTCCGGCAGACCGTGCGCAGAAGCTCTTGCGGCGTGCGGCTGCCTTAGGTGACTTCTTGGCCTGCTTGGCCGAAACTGGGGGCTTGATGTCTTGGCCCTGCGCCTTCAGAGAGGCGCGGCCGACCGCATTTAAGCCGCCTTTGGGGTTCTGGCCCTCTTTACGGGTCCAGGCGCCGCCGCCTTCAGCCATCGCCAAACCGCCCTTTCGGAACGGAACGCGCAAATTGGCGCCAACCGCCTTTTGCTGCGGCGAGTAGGATAGGCCGGCGCCAAAACCACTCGGTGCGTTGTAGTTTACGCCCACGTTTTGCATGCCGTAGGGCATGTTCTGACCGCCGCCGAACTGAGCGTTGGCCGAAACGCCACCGCCCATAGGCATGTTTACGTTCGCCATCTGCATGCGTTGATCAGCCTGCATGTTCATCGAGGGCGTCGGGCCCTGCGGCTGCGGCTGGTAGTTCACGCCCGGCATATCCATGCGCTGATTTTGCATGACACCGAGGGCGTCGTTAATCTCGTCCCGCGCCCGAAGTGCTTTTAGGTCGAAGGCGAAATTTTCGAGCATTAGGCAATCCGCTCAGCAGCGAGGATGACAGACGGGACTGCCGGAGCAATCGCCCCGGCAGCGATGAAGTCAAGTGTCACAGCCACGTTTTCGGGCAACCACATAATCTCGATGTACTGCCCGGCGGTGACCTGCTCGTAGATCACGATCTGAGCAAACGTTGCGCCGCCATCGGCAGCCTTGGGGACGTTCACAATGCTGGCCGAGTTGGTGATGTTTGTGCCGTTCAGGCGGAACCAGAACGTTGCGTCGTGATCGTTGGTATCCGTGTTCTTAAACTGGATACTCGGCGCGAGGGCGTAGGTGCCCGCCACCGCAAACGTGATACGCGTTGGGTTGCCGCTGCCATCGTTGGCGATGCTGATGCCTGCGCTAAAGTCTGTGTTCTCGAGCTTGACCGCCGTGGCCGCCGACACACTGCCCGTCTGATCAGTCGTGCTGTACGCCTGAATATACGCGCGGCCGGCGAGCGACAGGAACGGCACCGCATTGGCGCTGTTGCCAATGTCGCTCGCCGCCACTTTCTTGCTGGTGCCGCCTTGCACCGTCTCGAACAGCTCCGTCCCCGCAAGGGGTGTGGTGGCTGCTGTGAGATCCGTGATTTTGACGTTAGCCATTATTATTCGCCTTGGTTATGTGTACAACACCGCAACGGTGCCCGTAGTGACTACAGTCAGGCCGTTGTTTGCAGCAATCCCATTGCCACCAAAATCGACAGTGTCGCCAGCAGCGGCGCCAGTCTTGGTGTACAGAACCACGCCACTTGCGGCGGATGCGTTGTCGTAGACCGTCACGTTACCAGCGCCAGTCACAGACAAGCCAAAGAAACCAGCCGGTGTGGGCTTGATAACTGTGGTGGTATTGTTGACTACTCGGTAACCGAGTTTATCACCTATCATGTTGAACTCTCCTTCAGCTAGAAGGTGGCCGCTCAGACCAAAGGGGTGGGAACTGAGCGACCACGCAACTTATATCACGTTGTTTGCAAAAAGCGATATGCCTTAAGCAACAGTTGCGCCGTAGTTAGAAAGGATCATCCAGCCGAGCGTTGTGAAGTACTGAAGCGTCACGCTGTCACCCGCATCGTTGAAGGTGATCGTGCTGAAACCAGTCTTCGTGGTCGGGGTCAGCGTACCGTCGCCGCCGTCAACAACCATGACGATCGACAGGATCTGACCGTTCGTGCCGTTGGCCAGCGTCAGAGCGTTAGCGCCAGTGGTGGTGAGGCGGACCGTTGAGGCCGTGATCGGAACAGCGCCAGCGCCAGAATGGGTCGTGACCGTGCCGAACACGCGGCCGGTGAGATCGCCAGTGACGTTACCAGTGACGTTGCCAGTGACGTTACCAGTGACGTTGCCAGTGATGTTGCCGGTGATGTTGCCGGTGACAGTACCGATGAAACCGTTGGTCGATGTGACTGGACCAGAGAAAGTTGTAGAACCCATGTTCATATCCTTTTGCACAAGTCGCTCACCAGTCTGTGCATCGTCCTCTGGGAAGGTCTGGCAAGCTAATTAACCCAGTGGCTTGTGATATAGCACATACTCACGTGCCTTGGCTAGTAGCTCTATGCTGTCGTTAAAAAGACCTAAGCCGCGATTGCAGTTGGAGCAAAGCAGGGCGCGAATTGCGCCTGTCGCGTGGTCATGGTCGATGGCCAGATCCTTGGTTTTGCCAGAAGCTTTGTCAGGCGAGGTCTCAGGGCGATGGCAGATGGCGCAGACGCCGCCTTGGGCGTGCAGCATCTCTTGGTAGCGAGCAGCATCGACGCCCGCAGCTTCCCATTTGCGCTGCTTGGCGTAATGCGCATGGCAAAGATCTTTGGCGTATAAGTAGTTATCGCAACCGCTGATTATGCAGATGCGAGCGGGGCGCTTGCGGTCGGTGTATCTGGTGTGGCCGTGACGTAGCAGACGCTGGTAATGCGCTTTGCACAGCCCCTTGGCTTTAACTGGCTCAACGCAGCCTTCTTCAGTGCATTCAGGAAGCTTATCCATAGTACGCGTGCGTACTTCACTCAGCGCAGACCCGCGTTGACGTTGCATGTAATGGGTTAAGCATAGGCCACGAGCGTGATGCGTTCTTGAGCAGCCAGCAAACGTGCAGCAGTCATGTTCTTTGCGCATAAAAAAAATCCCCTTCCGATGTAGGTTTGTAGCCTAGTATCGGAAGAGGACTTTTGCAAGCGTTTAAAAGTGGCGGAAATCCGCTACTTTATTAGACGCCCGGTGTACCGTAGATACCACGCGGGTCAGTCCATCCGAACGCATACCTTTCGGTCGCCTTGTAGCGCATGCTGTCGGTTTCGAAGTCGCCTTCCATGGACTTTTCAAGACCACGACGCATGGCGAGCTTCAGGCCTTCAGGCGCATCGGTCTCAACCCACCAAGCGGTGGACGAAGTGATACGCGAGAGGTTGGCCTGACCTTCCGCCAACAGCCCCATGGATTTCACGGGGTTGATATCGTTGTCAGCAGTACCAGTGCGGAGAACCGACTTCAGCAAGACTTCAGCTTGGAAGACGTTGCTAGGACCAGCGACGATCTTCTTAGGCGTCAAACGGATGCGCTTGCCGTTGTTATCAACAGCGTTGCGGATCTGGATGAGAAGCTGCTCGAGCGACGTCTGCGAAAGCGCAGCAGCCGTGTTGAGCTGGTTGCTGAAGGTAGCACCGTTAGCAAGCGGGTGGTTGGTGGCCACAAGCGAAACGCCGTCGCCGCCGACATACGAACCGTTGAAAGCACGGTTCAGGATGTTTGCGCCAAGGGTTTCTTTCGTTTCGATCAGCGACTGTGCAAGGTGACGAGCATAGGTCTGACCGATACGGATGTGGTCGCCGTCTTCGACGAGCACCTTCGTCAGCGCGAATGCAAGGCCGTAGACCTTGTAGACGTAACGCTGAATGAAGAGCACGCCACCCGACTGATAGGTGACCGGCATGCCGTCTGGAAGTTCCGGTGCAGCACCGAAACCGTACAGGACGGGTTCTTCATGGTAGTTGCGAGCAATGCCTTGGAAGGTCTTGAAGACCTGCGCATACTCGTCGGCCCGCTGGTCGTAGATGCCATTGAACTCTTCGTTCAGGATGGGCTCTACAATAGAGCGGAAGTCTGTACTTCTCATTGGGGTAGCCATTGTTCAAGCCCTCCTTAAATAGCGGCCTTATCAGCGACAAACTGGTGTTCGCTGATTTGGACTTCAACAGTGAGATACGTGTCTGTTGCGGTATCTTCCACAGCGTCGCTGAGGCCGATGAGACGTACAGATGCGTTGGCGGCAGCAGACGCAACATCAAGCGCAGCAGACGACAGACCCGTCGTGGTATTACCCACAAGCGTGTTTGCGAAGTCATACTGCTTACCGATGTCAGCAACAACGACGTTAGCGTTCGTCTGCACTTGGTAGACGATTGCCGGGTCAGTCGTGACATAGGCAGTGATGGTGGTTGCCGAAGTGGACGCAGTCCACTTGTTGCTCACGCGATAGCGGCCGTCGCTATCTGTGAACTCCACACCCTGGAACGTGCCAATGAAAGCTTCGCCCGTTGCAGCAGCAACGATCGTGCCTTCAGTTTGGCCGCCACCTGTAGATGGGGCAATCCGAACCGGTTGGTTCTGGAAGATATTGACCGCGTACCCCGTCGCGATGGTGTAAGCCACCGGACGGATCACACCTGATGGGTGTGACGAGGGACGCAGGCCAAACGGCTGAGCAGTCGTAGTCATAGCCTTTTATCCTTTGATGGTTAAGAAACCGACCATCAGTCAAAGATGCCTCTGGTCGGAGCGTAATCGCCCACATCCCGCATCCCATCACTTTCCAGTAGTCTGCCACCAGCTCGTTCAGCTTGCTCACGCATGAGCGTGGCTGTCTCTTCGAGCTTTTCCTCTTCACGCAACGGGGCGTCGTGGTGAGCTTCCTGCATGTACCTGTAATACAGGGACAATGGTAGCTTAGCCGCGAGCATCTCGTTAACCGCAACGCAACCAGCGTACTCGCCAGTTTTTTGCGTGACTAGTTCCATGCCCGGCACATCTTCAGCGCGTATCAACTCGTAACCGAGCCGTGAGCGCTGTTGGATGGTGTCGGACTTGTTAGTCGTCGTGAGCCAGCAAACATGATAACCCGGAATGTCGGGGATATTCGGTAAATGGTCGTTGTATAGGTTCATTCGGAACATCTCGAGCCGCTCATCATCTGTCATCTCGCGGTTTTCCGTAATGCTACGGTCCTCCGCTGCACGACTTTGCCGGCTATTCCCAAGTTCCTTCTTGAGACGGTCATCCATACGTTCTTCGGTCATTAGCTCTCTCCTTTTCTAGCGAGCTGTGTTTTCACGATCATAGGCCTGATACGCCTTCAAGTAACGGGTGCGGGCGACAGGGTCATCCCACACTCCGGCGTCGATCATAGCCTGTTTTCTTTCCGCTGTCACTACCACTTCGTTTTTAGTCGAAACAGGTGCGTGTTCACGGGTTGTGCCTGTCGGCGGAGCCTTGCGGCGCGGTGCCGCTTGGTTACGCGCAGGGGCACCATCGTCGCCAATCCGCGAAGCAACGCGGCGTGTCAGCTCGTGCCAGTACTCTTCAGAGGACGGGTTCCAGCCTTCGGCCGCAAGCGAATTGTCAATCGCTTTGGTGACTGCGCTGTCCTCGTCGCGGCCCTGTGGGTTGTACCACGGGTTCGCGTCAAGCCACTGCTTGGCGTAGTCCACGACGCGAGGGTCGGCCTGCGGCTGTGCCGCCTGCTGTGCGTACTGCTCAGCTTGCTGCTTGGCATAGCCAAGCTGCTGGGCACGCTCCTTGGCCTCGTCACGCAAACGCAGAGCAACAGACACGTCATCGCCGTTGCCGGCTTCGACTGCGCGGGCAATGATAGTCTCAGCTTGCTGCGCTTCGTAAAGCGCCCGCTGATACTGCTGGTCGATCGTCTGAGCTTGCTGCGAGAGCGTGTTGCCCTCGACGGCGCGCAGACGTGCCTCCATTGCCGAGTTCTGTTGACGCAGGTATTCGAGCTCACGCTGCGAGCGCTCCTTAGCCTGCTTCTGAAGCTGCCGCCGCTTAGTGCGTTGATCGCGGACCTTCTTGTTCTTATCGACGATCTCGTCTTCGCTGTCGTCTTCCGAGACGCCAGTGCGCTCGTCCTCGTCAGCGTCGTCGTCATCATCATCGTCCAGCTCGTTAGCCGGAGCGTCGTCTTCCTGAGCTTCCGGCTCCGTGCCGGGCTCGACGATTACCAACTCTTCGTCGTCTTCATGTTTTACTTCAGCCATGACCGGCTCCTTTCGTTAGCCTTATGGATCACACGAAGGCCTTCATCGCGAGCGGGTCGCCCGTGACTTTGCCAATGAGATCCAGATCGTTGAGGATTACGAAGATGATCTCCTGATCATCGTCGATCTTAACTGTCCACTTATCGCCGCCGTATTTGGGGACGCGGACAAAGTCCCCTGGCAGTGCCCACGAACCCTCAGGCCAAGCCTCTTGGGTGTTGCGGTTCTTGTACGCCAAGTCGCCAACCGCCACCACCCTGGCAACCTGCGTGTTCCAAGTCTCTGTGTCCTTGGTATCGCCGGTCAAGATGATGCCGCCAGCCGTCTTCCTCTTTGCCAGACGGATCTGACAAAGCACGCGGCTGCCGAAAGGTTGAACGCCGGGGTCGACGGCCGGGAAGGCCTCATCGATATTGGCGTAATCAAAACTTACTTTATTCAAAACATAGTCTTGCATGGGTGCTCCTTCCTGCAAGTTATAGGTCAAACTCCTTCCGCTCTTTCTCAGCCACCATGTCGATCAACGCGGTTTTGGCTAATTCCAGACCGGAATACATACCCACGACCCGTCCATACTCGAACGTGTCGCGGGATTGAGGCTGCGCCAGCGCCTCACGGGCAAGGTCTGCCTGTGATTGCTCCAGTCGCTGTAGCAGGGTCTCAATTCTCACGCAGGCGTCTTAGGCGTCGACGGGACCTTAGGCATCTCGCCCATGGCCATCCGCTTGTGCTGCTTTACGCCTTCGCCCATCTGGGCGACTTGGCTTGGTTTAGGTTTATCGCTCTTAGCCATTGCGGCCTCCTTACGGTTGCGGGTTAATCCCGGTGCCTGTGGACACCGCGATGCGTTCGCCTGTTTCGACTTCGAGCTGTGCCAGCTCCAGGGCCGTCAGGTTGTCTTGCGTATTCATAGCCTGGCGCACTTGCAGCTCGGCCGTCTTGCGCTGGGTCTCAGCCTCTTGGCGCTGCTGGTCAGAGGCCATGCGCGCCTGCATCTGCTGCGCATCGAGCTGAAGCTTAGCCGCGTCCATCTGCGCCTTCTGCTGCGCGTCCTGCGCATCGAGCTGAAGCTTGGCCGCGTCCATCTGCGCCTTCTGCTGTGCGTCCTGCGCCGTGAGCTGGAGCTTCTGCGCGTCGATTGCCGAACGCTGCTGATCGCGCTGCGCCTGCATCTGCATCTGCTGCTGTACGAGCTGCACGTTCGGGTCCATCGGAGGCTGCGGTGCAAGCTGCTGCATGATCTGCTGCGCCTGCGCAATGACAGGCGGCAGCGATGCGAACACGTTGGCCGCCTCGGCTGCCACGGTCTGGGACGCCTCGGCCAACATGGCGTCGAACGCCCGCTTGGCTTCGGGGTCGCGGATCTCTTTGAGCATGTCGCCGATGTCCTCGCCGGTCGCCTCGGTGCCCAGGTCGAATACGCTGGTAGCGTACCAGAGCGCGATGTGCTCCTTGAGGTGGTTGAGGATCGCCGGGATGAACGTCGGTGCGATGAGCGGGTTCATGCCCAGCGCCGGGTTCATCAGATACGCAAGGTGCGTCTTGAGGTGGGCGATGTGGTCCTGCTCGGGGAACGCCACGATCGGCCGGGCCATAGTCGCGGCCACGTTCTCGTTCACCGCGTTCTGCTCCTTCGGCTCCAACGCCGGGTTGAGCAGATCCTTGGCGTTCGGGATCTTCAGCGTCTCGAGGATGCGCTCCTCGACCTTGCGCTGGTTGTAGAGTTGCGGCAGCGCCGCGCTGCGTTGTGCCACCGCCTGCACCTGAGCAAAGCGCTGCGCCTCGCTGAAGATGTTCGGGTCGGACACAGGCACCACATCAAGCGGGCCTTCGAAGTCTTGACGCGTCGCCAGCTCCTCGCCGACCTCGTCCTCGATGTCCTCGTCGTTGAGGTACATCGCGTTGAGGCGGTGCAGGATGCCAAGCAGCTTGGCCATGCTGTTGTGCATGCGCGCATGGATGGCGCTGAACACGACCATGCCCTGCTCGAGCTTAGCAAGCGTTGTGCCAACAGGCGCGTTCGGGTTACCGTCGGCGATGTCCTCCATCGTCGTGCGGATGACGCCCTTGCCAGCGTCGACCAAGAAGCCAAGCAGGCTGAACAGCACTGGGTTGGGCGGCGAGTAAGGCAGAGGCATGATCAGCTTGCGGATGTCGTCCGCAGCCATGCCGCCCTCGATCTCCATGACCTGCGTCGGTTGGATCTCAAGCGACTGGCCGCCCTTCGAGCCCCCCTTCAGCTTGAGCATCGTCTGCGAATTGCTGATGTGCGCCGCGTCGAGCAGCGCACGCAGCGCGCCAGTTGCGGCAGCAGATAGACCGCCGACCATGTGCGGCAGGCCGATCGGGTACGCACCGCGCCACGGCACGAATGGGAACTCGACGAACCACTGAAGCTCTTCTTGCGCGTCGTCTAGCTCGTCCCAGTTGCGGTAGATGCTGAGCACCTTCGACGTCGTCTTGTCCACCGTGATGATGTAAGGCAGCGCCTCATCACCCTCGATGTCGGAGATGACGTAGATCTCATAGACGGTGCGTAGACCGTCCTCGTTGTAGCTGCTCTCGTCGCGGCCCTCGATCTTCATGTTGGCCTTCTCGGCCTTCGAGAATTCGGGCTCCATGCTGACAGGCGCCAGGTCGACGTCGCGGTACATGCCCTGCTTGACGCGGCGCTGATAGTCGAGCTGCGTCAGATACTGGACGTGCGTCTTGCGCTGCGCCGAATAGAAGTTGGTCGCGGCGAACGGCAGGTACATGTCGTCGATCGCGACGAACAGGAAGTCCGGCCGGTTGCGCGGTTCGTTCCACGTCACCTTCATGTACTGTGCGCCGCCGAGCGGCACCTGCGTCAGTAGCTGCTCGAGCTCTGCGCGGAACTCAGGCGACTGCGTCGTGAGCTGCCAGTTCATGAAGTCGGTCTTGCGCTTGGCCTTCTTGACCTTGTCGCCTGACGGCTCGCCGGGGATGAAGTCCTTGACCGGTCCCTGCGGCGGGAACAGCTCTTTGATCGCCCGCGCCGAGAAGTCAACGCAAGCCTCGGTCAGCATCGGGTGCACAACCTTGGTCGCGCCCTGGAACTGCGCACCGCCCGGTGCGTCGTCGCCCAGGCCAGTGCGGCGGAGGCCCTCTTCGTACTGCTCGTCGCGCTTCTTGCGCGCCTGCTTGTCCTTGCCGACCACGTCGAGATAGGTGCGTGCGATCTCGGACAGCTCGCTCTCGGACATCGTCTCGGCCAGGTTGGCGTAGAAGTCATCGGAGCGTGCGTCGCCCTCGCCGTCGTCCATGCGCACGATCGCGCCGCCGTCTTCGGTGTCGATGACGCTATCGTCCTCGTCGTCGGGCAGCTCGATTATCTCGCCAGTAAGGATGTTCTCGTCTTCGTCCATGGCCTCGTCCTTCATACGGCGTAGGGATTTACCACCGGCTTAGGCGGCGGCGTTGTGATTTCGTCTTTGCGTGCTTGTACAGCATCAAGCAGTCGCTTGTCCATGCACAGTCGCAAGGCCTGCGTCGTGCTGTCCACAAAGTCGTCGTGCTTGATGCTGTTCGGCCCGGTGTAGCTGCACAGTTGGTGCAGCATCGGGTCGATCCAGTTGCGCGGCCGGCCGGGGTGCGACGCGCTCTCAGGCAGCCAGACCATCTTGCGTGCGAAGATCGGCGACACGATGTGCAGACGCGTCAGCTTGTCAGCTCGCCCTGGGTTGTATGCGTAGGCCTCGAGGCCCTCGCGCTCTAGCATCTGGCGCAGGCTGATGCCGCTGCCCTTGTCTTCGATCAGCAGGATGTCAGGCTTGCGCCCGGACGTGAGCGGCTTGCTCGATCCGAACATCGGCTTGATCAGCGCGTTGTCGTCGTCATCGCCGTACGCGATGTTCATCTCTTTCCTCACGCGCCGGATCAGGTCGGGCATGCCCAGGTGCTCTTCCCAACAGTCGAGCAGCATGATGTTGTTGCGCTTCTCGTGATGGAACACGCCCCAAACCGTGCAGGCTGTCGGGTCAGGGTCGCCCTTCTTCTTGTCGTATGTCTGTTCGGTGAACGCCGTGTCGAGCGACAGGATGACCAGGTCGAAGCGCGGCATCGGCTTGTCGTGTGGCCACAGCCGGAACTGGCTGCGCTTGACGATGCCGCTCTCTTCAGGATCGATCAGCTCGCCGTACAGCTCTTGCCGGCCGAGCGTCGTGCCCTCGTACTGTTGAAGCTGGTCGAAGAAGCTGTCGGGCAGGTTCGTCTTGTTGTCGTACGTTGAGCCAGCCACGATCAACCGGCCGGCGTTCGGCGCGGTGAGCTTGCGGATGATGTCCTTGGGCCTGGGCGTCGTGGTCCACAGCACTTGCGGCTTGTCGCCCAGGCGCAGGCCCATCATGGCCATGTCCCACACGTCGTCGTACGGCCAGGCGGCCAGCTCGTCAGCCCAGATGCGCGTGTGCTGCGGGCCGCGTAAGCGCTCAGGCTTCTCAGCCGTGAAGCCGCGTATCAACGATACACCGCCTGTGCAGTTGAACATCTCGATCGTCATGTCGGTCTTGTTATATGCTTTGATCAGCTCAGGCGGAATGATGTCGAGCAGCCCGTTCTCGAAGCAGGTGAACTTCACGTCCTGATAGGTCGGCGCAATCACCGCGCTGTCGAACCCCGATGGATCCAGAAATACTTTCCGTGCCAGCCACTCTGCTCCGACGCGCGTCTTACCGTAACCGCGCCCTGCCAGATAGCCGCACTCGGTAAACTGCGGGTCTTTGCCTTGGAGCTTCGCCGCCACTTCAGGGACTTGATTAGGCCGCGCTGTCTTTCCCCAGCGCTTCTGCCAGACGAGGAAGCGTGCCTGCTTGTCATCGAGGCGCGACAGGACGGATGCATCAACGGTCACTTGCCTTCGGGTGTCTTGATCGCCAGGTCGGCCAGCTCTGACATGAGCTCAGGCGACACGAGTGACACTTCGGCCTTGAGGGTCTCGCCCGGTTTGTTGCCGACGTCGACCGTCTGCTTCTCGCCGTACTTCCCCGGGCTCCACTTGGCCAGGAGCTTGAGGCGCGTCTCGATGCGCAACTTGCTGCGCTGCACATGCTCGCTGTCCATTACGACATCGACCGAGCCATCCTGCCGCTTGCGCTCGACCCAATCGTTGGTGCCGTCGTCCGCAATGTCGAGGATGTCCTCGGCGATAGCGTCGAAGCCCAGCTCGCGCGCGTGCGCGATGCGTGCGGCAAGCTCCTCGTCCGCTGCGATCCAATCGTACACAGTCCGCCAACTCGGCATGCCATCCTGACGGCACAACTCACGCAAAGGGATGCCGTCACACAGCCCTTCGATGATACGCGTCTCGACTTCGGGAGTTCGTTTCGTCTGACCCATTGTCTGCATGCTCCGCTTCTTGGCAGGACTACCAGACCGCCTAGATAGCACCTCGAGCGACACATCTCAAGCCCATCCCTCAATCGACCCTGAATAGCCATCTGCCCTGGCACGCGTGCGCTGCTCAGCCAACGTCAAGTTCGGCAGCAGCTTGTCATGCTTGAACGCCCAGCGGCACATCGAAGCCAGCAGCATGGCACTGCCGATCTCTGACGACGTGTTCTTTGTGATCGGCGCCTGGTCACGCTCAAGCGATCGCACCTCAGCAACCTTCTCCACCTTCAGCTCAGGCTTGTCCACCGGCGTCGGTGGCAGCTCTCTTGCGATCACCTTGCGGTAGCCGCGCACAAGCAGCACCGACACATGGACGCCATGCTTGCGACGCAGCGCCTTCACGATCGCCACATCATCAGCCACCGCCATCGTCAGCAGCTCAATATCGTTTCTCATCTCTTGCGTAAGTACCATCATGTGCTCCTTTGTTTTCGAGGTAACCATGACACCAAGCGATTGGTTGCACAACCCCCAACAAATAAAAAATCAGCAGCACAGCATTTACAGCGCAGCAAGCCCCCAGCTCGCAGCAGCAACAACAGCACAGCGGGGCTGGCTAAAGCCAAGCCCCCGATGCTGCGCTGTTTTGCTGCATTTCTCGCTTGCTGCAGCACGTGCAGCATGCCCTTGCAGCAACCTAAATGCTGCGCTGGCTAGTAATTGCTTGCATAGCTAAATGCTGGCTAGTGATCGCTTGCATATTTATTTTCATAGGGGGCTTGCAAGTATCTACTTGCGCTGTATAATGAGGCATCAAGCAAGCAAAGGAGACTATCAAAATGACGACCGTTGAACTCTACAAACAAGCAGCCGGTATCAAGAGCCGCACAAATCGCGAGGCGGTTGTGGGCTTGATCGGTTCAGGCGAAACCAACGCCAACGATACGTTCTTCGAGCAGGGCCGTGAAGGCCATGAGTACTTCGGTGCTGACTGGAACGAGTTGGCACTGGGCAGCATCGGCAACCTTTTGGCTTGCGGCGAAGGCGGCAAGGTTGTCGCCGATTGGTTCTGGAACCGTGGCGTACGTTTTTAATATCAAGCAAGCAAAGGGACTACAAAATGGAACAAATGATATTTACCAAAAGCGACGGCGGTCGAGCAGCCGCAGGTTTCAAGGGCAGCGCTGGCGACTGTGTTGCCCGCGCTGTAGCGATCGCATCCGGCAGACCATACGCCGAAGTTTATGCGGCGCTGGCGAAGGGCACTGGCGCTCAACGCGCCGGGAAATGCGGGAAGCGCCGCGCTAGTGCCCGCAACGGCATCAACACTACGCGCAAGTGGTTCAAAGATTACATGGCCAGCCTTGGTTTTGTTTGGGTGCCGACGATGACCATTGGTAGTGGCTGCAAGGTTCACTTAGCCAAGGGCGAACTGCCGATGGGCCGACTTGTAGTAAGCCTGTCCAAACACATGGCTGCGGTGATCGACGGCGCTATTCACGACACGCACGACCCGTCACGCATGGGCAGCGTTCTGGCGGCAGACGGACAATGGCGGATGACTGCCCGCTGCGTTTACGGCTATTGGTTGTTAC